ACAACCATTAGAGATTTGGAGTAATGGCGATACTAAAATTGCCGAATGTTTGAAACTATACATCAGTTACGATGATCTTGAAAGTAGAGCAGCTTTGCAATACATGCTATGCGATGTGGAAGGCACAATCATTTACGAAGGTCAAGTATTAATTGATGGGGATACCTATTTAAATTGGGGTGCAACCAGTGATTCCAATACAGAAGCATATATCATTGCAGCAACACAGCTTAACTTGACATTAGTATAATGGCAAGTGAATTCGACCAAATACTAAACGAATATGCAGCAACTGTAGTCGAGCGTGCGCAATCTAATTTACGCATCAAACGCAGGGTGCGTGGTAAGACCGTTAACCGGGTATCGTCTGGTAAATTGCTTAATTCATTAACCTATAAAATACGTGTGCGTTATGGTAAACCAACTATTGATTTTACTGTAGATAATGACGAAGCAGGTAAGTATGCGGATGTAATAGAATTTGGGCGCAAGCCGTATCCAGGGCAACCAACTAAACGCCCACCTTATAAAGACATCATGAACTGGATACGCATTAAGCCATTAAAGCTTCGGAATCGGCAAGGTGAATTTATCAAGTCCACAGAGAGCGCAATTAAAAGTGCTGCTATAGCTATTGCAAAAAGTATTGGCGAAAAAGGTATTGAAGGTATCAACTACTACGGAGAAGCAATCGACGATACGTGGGATGATTACAAGGATAAGCTAATGAATGCTTACATAAAAGATATTGAAAATAGATTACTCTTAAACAAAAGATAAATGGCATTAACAATTATAGATGAGCCATTCAACTGGGTGGTGCGTGGTCAAAAGATTATGTTGATTGCAGATAGTGACGAAACAGCACAGCCGGGCTTTCGTTATGGTCTTGCAATTACGATAGATGCAAAGACTTATAACTTCTATTTAGCACCAGCACCTGATGGTAATATGTACTTTGACATTGCGCCACTGGTTGACGATTTACGCAATGAACAGCATCATTTTCATTATGGTTTTGGTATAGATGATCAAAGTAAATACCTATTAAGCGCATCCATAACCGAATGGTGGTTAGTTGCAGGTGTTCTTACGGAGAACGAAGGCAGCGAAGTAACTATGACAGGGCGTATTGTAATCAATGGTTACTATCAGGTGTACGATGGGTACAAGCCAAATCCTGAAGTGGGTACAGATCGTATCAAATATGTATTGCAGTTTAGTAAAAACTACGCCATGAGTGATAGACTGTACACCACACATGCATGGTATCTGTCAAATACATGGGGTGTGGGCAATCCAACTGTAGATAACGTAGTTTGGATACCATCATTTGAAGACGATTATGGCACATTGAGCATACCGGGCAATGCTACATTTATGTTTAATAACCTAGTAGATAACATGCGCATGGTGTTGTACAAAGCCAATGGAACAACTGTAAATGATACTATTGCACTAAGTGGTTTTGGTATTGAAACACTTGGTGTTTATCCTGGTAACTTGAATGATTGGGCAGGTATTAACTGCAAGCCAAATCAAACGGCTAATCCTGATTGGCGTTTCTATGAAGTATTCTTGCGCACAGGCACTACGCAATCGAGTGTAAAGTATAGATTTTACAATGCAGCCGTTTATGGGCAAAAGGATTGTTTAAATGATAAGATTCGATTGGGATGGGTAAACAGTCGTGGTGGATGGGATTACTTCAACTTCATAAAGAAGTCCGAAATGACTGATGAAATTGAACGCAAGAAATATCGAAAAGTATTATTTAATGGTACTACCAGCGTGTTTGATAAAGAAGATAGGGGATTGTTTGAGCGCAGAAACTTAGTGCAACAGGTGCTAACTGTTACCAGCGACTATATTCAGGAAGGAGAGTTTTTGTTTTTGCGTTCGCTTCTAGTCAGCAATCAAGTTGTTTGGCTTACTACTGATTTCGGTGGTAACAACATTGCGCTACCTGTCAACTTAGATGAAACAAATTACATCGAGCGTAAAACTAGAGATGGCAAGCAATACAATGTATCTTTTAAAGTAAGAATGGCTAACGAATACTGGACATAATATGAACGGAGAAGTACAATTGATAGTCCGTTCAGGACAGCTTATAGAAGGTGTTGTTATCGAACCCATCACAGGACCAGGTTCAAACAAGATAGGCGTTAACTATTTTGATGGCATTGAAAATTTAGTTGGAATGCCTATCACCATTATCGATTCAGCATTGAACGAATACAATGGTGGTTTAATTAATCAGGTTGATTTCGGTTCGGTTTTCCCGGGGTTGTGGAATATATATTATGATAATTCCATAGTGATAGACTGGTCATTGGGCGCAACATTTCGAATCAACACAGCTACCGAATACTATTTAGATTTATTCGAAAATGAAAGCATATCGCAGAACTGGAAGTTTCAAGATTTGTCAAACTTCACAGCGCAAGGTGCATTCTCACGTGAATTTCGTGTGCCATTTAGCGAAACTAATAAGAAGGCATTGGGCGCATTGTTCGATAACAATGTAGAACAGGGAGCGCAAAACTATTTCTTCTACAAGTTGCCTGCGGAAATACGTGTTGATACCTTACCAATAGCTAACGGTTATTTGCGTGTTCGCAAAGTCTATAAGCAGATGGGCAAAATCAACGAAGTAGAAGTTGCCTTCTATGCTGAAACGCCTGATTTAGTACGCACCATTGGCGAAAAAAAGCTGAGCGATATAGCTGCGCTTGCAGACTTGAATGAAGCAGTAACATATGCCAATGTAACCACACATACGCCTGATAGAATTTGGTCATTATGTGACAGGGCGCAGAAGTGGTCAAATGATGGAAGCGCAGGTTCACGCCCGATACGCAATGCAAGCACACCCATATTCCCTGCCGATCTCACACCATCGGTTAGTTGGTGGTTTCTTCTTCGTAATATCGGAAGCAGGCTTTGACCTTGTAGCTTCTTCACTTGAAAATATCATTGAAGATTACTACATGCCTTTCTGCAATACTGCACAGTTACAAAATGAAAACGGAAGCAATCAGTTTTTCTTTGCAGCATATCCACCCACGAATGTAAATGTGCCTTATGGTGCATGGACAGGAAATCCAACCATGACTAATTTAACTGAAGTATTCGATAATAATAGTTCATTTGATCCAGTCTTAGGATATTATACAGCAGCAGCTGGTGGGCAATTTACATTTTTTATAAATCTAGTATTTCAAACAGCAGGCGCAGGTCCATTAGTAGCATATACAGCAATAGAGCCAAGATATTATTTAATAAGTGGAGCTAACGTAACTAATTTATCACTGCCAACATTTTCATACAATATCAATCCAGCTACAGGAACAGGAACAGGTACATTAAATACTTCGATTGAATTAACACTGCAGCCCGGTGATTATGTGTATTTTGAATTCACATTTGTAAACTATGAAGCTGATGGTTTTACAGTAGCTTCTTTCAATCCAAGTATAGTAACACAAATAGTTGCAGGCAACGGAAGCAATACGGCTTCGATTATAGGCATCAATAGTGCTACGGTTACAGTTGGTCAAACCATAGACTATAAGTTAAACGCACCTGATATGCGTCAAATTGATTTCGTTAATGATGTAATCAAGATGCATAACTGCGCAATAGTTCCTAGTCGCATTGTGCCTAATCGCATTGCTATCGTGCCACAAAATAGTTATTTAGGTACAGGTGATGTAGTTGACTGGACATCAAAACTAGATATCTCAAAAGATGTTGTTATATCAAGCACAGTTGATGTTCAAAAGGCAATATTTCAATTTACGTATACATCAGGCGAAGACGCATATAGCAAGCTTTATCGTGATGCTGGGCGTGTATATGGTGACTTTAAATCGGAAGGGTACACTATTAATCCATCAACTGAGCCTAGCGATTTTGCTATAGGTGAACAAAAGATTACACTTGTATCACGTAGCACACCTGCTGCATTTATACCCGGAACAGGTACACCGATACCTTGTTTTTATAATGAAGATTTGGAGTTTGTTGCACCCGGTCCACGTGCGTTGTTTTATGCTAACGATGAAAATGTAAATTTATATAACGATGTAACAAC